CGGTGGAAGCTCGTCAAAGATTACAGTCCCGGTCCAGTGAGGCTGGGTGGTGCTGGCGGTTGCGTTGCCCGATGGTGCGAGGGTAAAAGCGACCTGAGTGCCAAAGTTAGCGAATAGAAGCTGGTAAAGCGAGGTTGAGCTCTGTGAGTAGAGACCTGCCAGGCGGAGCTTCCATTGACCACCGACTCGGACCTCATCGAAGGTCCTGATGTCTCCTGGACCATCCTCGAGGGTGAGCTCGATGTTTTCACAGTCTGGAGCGTAGTTAGTGGTGTCGATTTTGAAAAGAATGTTCTGAGCCTTGAGGCGGCTTGAGGTTGCCATTGGTTTCCTTACAGGGTTATGAGTAGGTTCACCGAGATGTTAGCGGCTAGATACTCGGCGTTATTGGTGGTCAGGGTGTAGGGCTGGTTCACGCCAGTAAACTGTGCGTAATCTATGCCCTCGAGAGCTGTGAGGGTGGAGCTGATTAGTCCATCCAGAGCCTCGGTTGCTGTTTCGTTGTCAGCGGTTGCGGCGATTGCTACCATCTCCAGGCTGAGCAGGTATTCCCCGCCTAGCGTGCCGCTGGTGATGTAGGTTGGAGCGTTGTCGATGATGATAATCGGCGGGGTTATTCTGCCAGGAATGTAGTCCAGAACATCAAGCCCAGCGTTCGTCAGGTCGAGGCTGAACTCGGCTTTAGAAGCTGTGATTTCGTTCATTAGACAGCATGCCCCACATAAGGGAGCAGTAAGTTATAGGCGGGACTCATTGGGTCTTTACCTACTCTTACTGCCCCCCCGCCGAAATCGGCGAACTGTGCGATCCCGTTAGGAGCGTTGCGGCGGTGGTAGAGCTCGCTTGAAACCATGAGGACCGCTTGGTCCTGGATTTCAGTCGGCACTGTTGTAACTGTCCCGATGTAGTTCGTGACCAGGGCGAGCCCAGCGGTCAGACATGACTGAGGAAAATCAGTCGAGTCTTTTGTTCCTACATAGTCCTTAAACTCGGACAGGGTTACAGCCATCGCTTCAGTCCTTTAGGTTAGGCAGTTACATCCAGCTTCACGATTGCACCTGGGAACGGAACAGTTACAGCTCCATAACCATATACAGCGTAGCTGTTCTGAAGGTTTGACTGACCGCTGATGTCATCGACCAAGCGAACAGGCGAGCCAGCACTTTCATAGGTGCGGACAGCGTTGCTGTTAGCTAGGTAGGCGAGACCGCTTGAGAGAGTGGTGTCTACGATGATCGGCATGCCAAAGATTGAGCCAGCTAGTAGGCGAGGGTCAGCGTTACCGATGCTCTCACCATTTGCAGCTCCACCATCTAGGCGGACCAGTGGGCGTCCAGCGGTGTCAGCGACTGAGACTAGATACTTGTAAGCTACAGGGTCGCAAAGAATGAACTCAGGGTTCAGACCGCTGTTTACCTTGATGTATTTAGCTCCATCGGTGATACCTTCTAGGATGCTCTTGGCAGTGCCGCCATCGGCGTCCATGACCTTGCCGGTCCAGTCGAGTGCAGCAAGTGCAGCGACCACAGCGGCGTTAGTTGCACCAGCGTAAGCGATGCTCATAGCCTGGAAAGCGGTGTCTAGGTAAGGAACTGATGAGCGTTCGACTAGCTGGCGGCTGAGAACAGTCTGACCAGCGTAGGTCTTAACAGCTGCTGAGGCGTTGTCGATTACGATGTTGCCCTGGGCGATTGCAGCGTTTTCAGATGACTGAGCGGCTACTGAAGCCCCGTTAGTGGTTACGCTGGCGTAGTCCACAGTTAGACCATCAGCTGGAAGGACTCCAGATGAGAATACAGTCCAGGCTGGGCGGTTTAGGTCGATGAGGTTGTTGATGAAGCCTACCCAGCCAGGAGCGAGGTAGGTGTCTGCTGTGGTAGCAGGTGCGTAGGTGCGGAGAAGCTCCTGAGCTCGGTCATCGCCGACAGCCAAAGCCTTAGCGTATTCTCCCTGTGAGCGGAAGGTCATGAATGACGGAGCAGCTGGAGCTGCTGGTGCGTTAGTTGCGGCGATCTCTCGGCGAAGCTCGGTAAGCTCCTCGGCGATAGCTCGAACTTCTAGCTCGGTGTTTTCAGACACTGAAAGCCTTTCGTTAGTGTTTTCGTCCTCGAGCTCAGTGACCTCGGTCTCAGCCTGTGGCTGTTCCTCAGCTTCCTGGTCCTCTCGGACTTGGGTGATGGTTGCCTGGGTGTAGGCGGGGAATACAACCGAGGAGACTTCCCTGAGATCGACCAGAGTCCTGGTGATTAGGTTGCCTTCTCGAGTTTGCTCAATAGGCACAAAGCCCACTGAGAACTTATTGACCGAGCCCGCTCGCATGAGCTCGAGAACATCGTTTCCGAGGGTGGTAGGTGCGACATAGGCAGTAATCTCGAAACCTGCCTCGGTGTCTCGACCTTCTAGGACATGTCCGATAATCTCCTCGTGTTGCCAGAACAGTTTGACATCCTCGACAGAACGGATTGCTCCAGGAGCAAAGCGTTCGACATATTGCCCGCCGATGTTTGCGTCCTGGTTGTAGGGGACAGCGATGCCTGTAATGGTCCGCTCCTCGGCGGACTCCAGGCGTAGGGACATCTCTCGAGTCTCTAGCTTGCTCATAGGTTCTCCTTTACTCGGACTTCCTCAGGGGTCATCCAGGGCTCGCCACCTGTAGCGATGGCATAGGTTTCAAAGCGGTTCTTTTGGTCTGCCTTGAATAGTCCCTCGAAGCTGAACTGAACTCGAGTAGCTCGAGGTAAGCAGCGGCTAAGGGCGTCCTCGATGGCGTCTGTGTAGCTCATAAGTGTGTGTAGCCACATTGACTTCTGTTCATCCTGAAGGTTTGCATAGGTGTCACTTGAGCCATCGACTCCAGTGAGCAGAAGGCGGGCTGGCACGCCGAACAGTCGAGCTAGGTTCTGAGTGACTTGGCTCTGGTATTCGGTAAGTAGAGCGTCCTTAGGGGATAGCTGCACAGCCGAGTAATCGAAGCCTTCCGATAAGATGGCGATCTGTCTAGTGGCTTGCTTGGCGTGCCAGTTTGTGGTGATTGCTTCAGCCTGTTCCTGGTTGAGCATTTTGTTAGTTTTTAGGACACCTGTCGGAATACCTGCACCGCTGAACCAGCTGGCGGCAAAGTCTCGAAGGTCGAGGGCTGCACTGATGTCCTGGGTGGCTGCCTGGATTGGTCCTGTGCCTTTTAGGTTGCCGGCGGTGGTGAACAGTCTCAGGTGTTCGATGTCTGCCTGGGTGTAGGTTTTGCCCATATAGTCAAATACCTTTGACCCTGTGAGCCCCGTAGGTCCGTCTAGGCGGACTCCCACTGAGGCAGCCGGCAGAATGGTCAGGTTATTGACCAAGCCCCTAGAGTCGTAAGTCTTGAACCAATAGGCATTGCCCTCGAGTGCGAGGCTGGTGACTGTGCTGAACAGAAAGTCCCGCCTGGACTCGGTTAGCGAAGGGTTAGAGACTAGAAGCGGGTTCTCGATTTTTTGCTCGAGCCCGCCAGCATAGCGGTAGGTCTCTAGCGGTAGAGCTTTGCTGATAGGCGTGGCGATGATCTGAATGGCTCGGTAAACCGAGGTCAGTGATAGAGCCGAGCTGGTCGATACAGCTGAGCTTGAGCGTGTTGGAATAGGTGGCGGAGCTAGTCGCTTCTCGAGCGAGGCTCTGCCAGTCATCCTCTGCCATAAGGTTGCCATAACACTAGCCTAGCCCTTTTCTTGGTATTTATTGACTCGGCGTGTTGCGTGTCGCAAAAGTGAAACCCTGGCAACCGCTAGGGGGAACGATTGCCAGGGCTCTGGAGACACTCGAAAGCGAGAGTGTGAGGCTAGTATACACCTACCCCGCCAGGCTCGGCGTTAGCAGCGACATAGAGAGCCCAGGTGGTTGCGAGAAGGGCGTCTATGTCTCCCAGGCTTTCCTTCCTGGAGATTTGCCAGCTCTCGCCATAATAGCGAGTCATGCCCAGCGGGTTCTGCATGACCAGGAGCGGATCGTTAGCATGAGTCACTCTTTCGTTAGCGAACATGCTGAACACTGTGGCACAAGCGGTATTTACTTCCTTAGACCATAGCGACCAGACAGGCAGCCCCTGGGCTTTCAGGCGGCGGCTGAGCGAGTGTAGGAAGCGGTCATCCAGAGCGATGCCTGTGATGTTGTGCATGCGGCACAGCTCGAGCACCAGGTCAGCCACAGCTTCCTCAGTGGGCTCGGTTAGCGATGCCACTAGCTCAGTCTCATAACTGTTGCCTACTCGCTTAGCGGCGGCTATGGTGCAGTGTGTGAAGTTGCGAGTCATGTCGATCCCGATGACCGCTCCATCGATGTCGCTAATACCTTGACCAGCTGCTCGGATGAAATACTCGCCAGGCAGCCAGCTGGCTCTCGAGCCGCTAATAAACTGATTTAGGCGATACCGGCGAGCTTCATGCTCTGGGATTGTTTTCATGTCTGTGATAACCGAGTCCAGGGACACTCGACCAGCTGCCACCGCTGGGTTAGCTGCCTTGATAGCTTCAGGGTCGAATAGGTCACAGTTATCGGGAGCTTCCCAGGCAAAGAAGCCAAAGCGTTCCAGGTCAGGGTCTCCCGCTATGGCTTGAGCTCCAGTCTTATACAGCTCGAGCAGGGTGGTGCTGTTTTCGTCTCCCGCTGTGGTGATCCCTACGATGAGACCATCCTGGCGGGTAGAAGCTCCCAGGGTCAGGCTCGAATAGAGACCGCTAGGAATGATGTGCAGCTCATCGACCACGCCGAGGCTCACAGTGATACCCTGGACAGCCTTCTCCCTGGCAGCCTTGACATGGTAAGTCCCTGAGCCATCAGCCAGGTGGATACCTCGGTGCTCGGTTGCCTTTTTGAACTTCTTGCCTAGCGAGGGGTTAGCTCTAATCGAATAGAGCACTCTCTCATAGATGATCCTGGCTTGGTCGGCTGAGGAAGCTAGACCGATGACAGTCGGACCAGGTTCATGCATTAGGAGACCATAGACAGCCAGGAGCTGAGCCAGGGTGCTCTTACCATTTTGGCGTGCGAGGCTGATGCAGCACTGTCTCCAGCGTAAGCGACCAGCTCGAGCAGGGTCAGGATAGTCAGCTGGGT